ATACTGCTTACAAGCAGTTCCATCTGGCCTTGCTGGAGCCACTGTGTTTCAAGTGGTTCCATCGATATTAGCCGTGGACCGCGAGAGTCTTTCGGCACAAGCACAACTTTCGCCGTGCTAGTGCTTCGGACGCTCAGCGGTCTGTATCCGCCATTGCTGTCGATCGCGTGAACCCCTTGGGGCCCAATACGTTCGACAGTGTGGTTCAAGTTGAGGTGGAAGTACTCCGTAAAGGGGTACACCTCATCAGCCCTAGCATACACCGTTTCGAAAAACGGTTTATCCCAAGGTTTTGAACCATTGGCAGTCATGCCAGGTCCGTGACGCGGAACAATGTTTCGCGGATCGGACGATTGCAGCACTCTCCTGACAAGGGAGGATGCGAATCTCACCACCTGGTGGTGACCAACATCATCAATGACTCCGAGAGTTCCAACCTCAGAGTCAACAACCTTAAAGGAGTCGATAACCTTCGACTCCTCGCTAGTTGCATACGGCAGCTCCAACTTCGAGAGAAGAAAGAGCAAATGTCTCAAGCGACTCAGCGCATACGGATCAGAGCTTCGCAGCTCGAATCCATCTGAAGAGAATACCATGCCGATAAGCCATCCGAGGAATCTCGGTAGCTTTGACCCTTTCCTTCTTGCGAAGGAAGGGGCCTGAAGGCAGGTGCCATTCGCTAAAGCATAGTCAATTGCTTTACCGAGGGCAGGTAGTGTTTTCGTGAGAAAACACACACCTTCGTCTAGGAAACGACGACGGAGGACCGCCATGTCTCTTCGACTCTCTTCTTGATGCAGTGCAGGATAAGCGCTGGCTATGTCTTCATAGCAAGCGCACGTCATTTCTATGTATGGATCATGTGATCTGTTCATTGAAACGTGGCTTTTCACTTTACCGCAGTGATGCGGCAAAAGGTCCAGCCATGTCTTGCTACAAGCCTCGAGTGCTCTCTTCAACAGAGAACACCACCCCACCACCGATCACTCGGTGGATCCCGCCAACTGGGCGGGCTGCATCGTCTGGTCCAGCAATGGATCAGACCAGCCATCGTGGGCAGGCGCGTCGGGGAATAAATCCTCGATAGGCTTGTCTTTGATGACTGACGTGCGATACTCCTTTATCATCTCCAAACCACCTTTCAGGGTGGAACAAGACGAGGTGAGGAGCGTAAGCAGCAGAAACAACGTAATCGATTTCATTGCAAATAAATGCAGTGGAAGCAAAGAACGGGGGGTCCGTTAGGACTCTCCGTTCAGGAAGCGGATCAGATTTGCGTTGCTCGATGCCCGAAGCATGGAAACCATGCTGAGAAGGTCATCGATGATCTGCGTCGTCGTCGGCGATTCGGCCCCCAGTCTGGGGACCTCGATCGTGAGCTGAACCGAGCGTGAAGCCCGGAACTCAGGATCGGAGAACGCCGTCTGCGTAACCGTTGTATCAAGTCGGCACAAGTGCCGATCGAAATACAGCGGAGCAGCTGCGACCGAGTTGTTCGACAGTGTCCGCATACCTTTAACCACACGCTTGGAATGCGCAATGGTCAGGGTTTGTGGAGCTGTCAACGCGGTCGAAGCGACAGACCGTTGGACACGATCGTTTGCGTTGCTGGGAAGCAACGAAAACACACGATCGGCATTAGTGCCGGCCGTGATCGTGGTAGATGCATTCAGGGTGATATCAGTAGCAAGTGACATGGACGTTATGGTTGGTTGTTAACCACGATCAGCCTCACCTGTGTGAGATCCGACCGTAGTACTTTGCTTTCAGTTTTCCAGAGAGATGAGACTGGATGAGGGCTCCCGCGAGGGAAGCCTGCATCTTGTTCAAACCCTGGACCGATGGAAGCAGCGTAGGCGATGGAATCGTCTTGCGCCGCTCGTAGTACTTGTCAACACGAACAAACGGAGTTTGCCACTCGAGCCAATGGCCCGAGTTATGCTGCATCCGTGTGCTGACTTGAGTCTGGACCTCCCATTTAATACTGTGGGAGAAATCCAGCACGGTTGTCTTAATACCGAGGTCATTTGGCGTGAAGTTCCTAAGTAAGGTACCAACGTCAAAGAACCAATCCATTATGAACGAGAATGGGATCGCATTCCAGAGAATTACGGGGTCAAGCTTG